GGTGAATCATCGATCAAAGATCCAGAAAGAGGGAAATCCCAAAGGGATTAACTCCTTCCATCAACCTTGATAGTGAAACCCAAGCTCTCTCGTTGCGTCGATATATCTGATTTTGTTTTACTTCAGACATAGCTTCACAAACTAGAGTTGGTGAGAGGTAATAGCAAGCAAGATCCATAAATGCGGACTCTTGATCTAGAACCTTTACATGCGATAATTTCGTATTGTAATCACGAAATCTATCAGACCAGACAGGCCTAGCCCTGATCGGCTGCGAAGATGGAATTTTACCAACTGGAAATGACTTATTATTACCACGATCGAAAATCGACCAAGCGACAATAACATCTCTACGACAGGGTCCACAAATGTGGCCTGTACGGGTAGTAAGATAAGATCGATTTGAATCCATATGATTAGAAAAGGAGTCAATATCAACATCAGCATACTTCACCAGTGGCATTAAACCCACTCCACCCAACGACTCAGGGATATACCAGGGGATATGAATGGTTTTCAGAAATTCGGCGTTTTCACGAAGAAATAATTCGTGGACCGATAGGCGCATATTATATGGACAACTCTTCAATAAAGAATAATGTCTCGCACCTACCGTCTGAATCCTCGTATCATATGTATCAGCAACGAGATCAATGTCAATACCCGATTTCTGGGCTTTGTTCCCAGAACGAGTCATACCCATCACAAGTCCCATATTCACATAAGGGACCTTTTCAAACTTTCCATTGGAAAGTAGTGTGAAAGAGGTAGAATTGATATTAACATAATCATCGTGACTGTATGTCTTACCTAAAGACGGGTTGAGTCCCGCAACAGCAGCAACATCCTCCCAAATCTCCATAAAGCAGTCTGAACCACGTACCAGACCGTCGTCCCCATTAATTGCACATGGGATATCGTCTACAGAGTAAACTTTATTCTCCGAAATTTCTAAGGAGAGACGAACAACAGCAAAATTGATAACACAGAGTATAATAAACGACATAACTGAACCCATAAGTTGGCCCCACAATTGAGGCTCACCTTCTATCTTATGACCAACAAGAGCTTTAATGCACAACTCCCGATAATCATCAGATAATCCCACAGAATCACAAATAAAATTCATACACATCCGAGATAGGGTAGGGTTTAATAAGTCAGTAGCACTAGAATAATCTAGACTATGAAACTTACCTGACACACCCTCGAATAATTCATCAAGATATTCTGCTTTCACGTCCGGCTCACCTAAAAGGCGAAATGGTCGTAATTTTCTCAAGATCTTGTGTAGAAATTTCTGTACTGGTTTAAGAACGAAGTAAGTGAATGGAGGTCCTTTGCTTATTGTACGGACCTTCAACGCTTCGGGTAATGAAACCAAGGACACATCAGCGTCCTCTTCTTTTGCACGTAAGAATGCCTTTTGGTAAACCTCTCCATAAATGGATCGGACTGTCTCTTTAAAGACATGTTTTACAACGTAAGGTCTTACATCTTCATTCTCTCTCTCCTCAGAACTAACACCCTCCAACGCATTTCCATATATCGAATTCAAAAAGTTCTCAGGTAGTTTGTCGGGTATTAAACCGGCATCTATCAGAGTCCCAAATGTA